GTCATGCCCGTTACCGGTTCCGCCGTTGCCGTCGCCCTTTACGATGAAGTTACCTACAAGTCCACCTCGGGGGTGACCATGGGCCGCAAGGCCTACTTCACCGAGTGCGGGATAGCCGCCGCCCGTAACCTGTTGCAGCCCAACACCATCAGCGGCGACCGCTCGCGCGCCCTGCCGCTGATCGGTAAGCTGGACGTTTCGGGCAGCCTCAACATTGAGGTCAGCCCCGAGCAGGCCGGCTTCTGGCTGCGCCATGCCCTCGGCGCTCCCACCACCACCGGCGCCGGCCCCTACACCCACACCTTCCGCCCCGGCGCCCTGCCGGTCGGCTTCATCGTCGAGAAGAACTGGGTCCCGGCCGGGCTGACCAGCAAGGTCGAACACTTCCTCGGCTGTCGGGTTGGGCAGGCCACCTTCGAGGTGCCCACCGAGGGGCCCTGCACCCTGAATATGTCCCTGCAAGGGGCCAACTACGCCATTGCCACCGCCCCCCTCGACGCCTCCCTGCAAGACGTGGGGCATACCGGCTTTGCCGCCAGCGACTGCACCGTCCTGGTCGCGGGGGCCAGCACCACCTGCGTCAAGCAGGCCAGCATCACCCTCGACAACACCCTGGACGGCGACCGCTATTGCATCGGCGGCGGCGGGGTGCGTAAGGACTTACCGGAGGGCTTCGCCGAGGTTAAGGGCTCCATCACCGCCCTGTTCGAGGCCTTCACCCTGGTCGATGCCGCCATGGCCGGGACCGATACCACCCTGGAACTTCTCATGAGTCGCGGCGACGGCCTGGGCAGCGCCGGCAACGAGAGCCTGTCCATCAAGCTCGATCATGCCCGCCTGGCCCTCACCAGCCCCACCATCTCCAGCCCCGGCGGGGTCGAGGTATCCTTCGAGTTCACCGGCTACAAGAGCGGCGCCACCGACAAGGGCTTGGTGGTGGTCCTCAAGAATGCCCAGGCCAACACCCTGATTACCGCCTAACCCGCCTCTGGTCAGTGGGCGGTAGCCCGCTCCCCGGTCGCGAGACCGGGCCGGGCGCCTACACCTGACCACTTACCACTTACCACTTACCACCCGAGACACTGACCATGTTCAAGATTCAAACCGACCGCCAATCCTGGCTGACCGTCAAGCTCCCCGATCCGGATGGCGAGCAGCGCATCAAACTCAAGGTCAAACTCCTCAGCCACCGCGACAACGCCCAGCGCAAGCACGAGGCCCTGGCCGAACACATCGCCCGCCTCCAGGAGGAGGCCGCCAGCGGCGCCATCGAGGGCGCCGACGCCATGCTGGGGCGCTTCGTGGCCGTCGCCGAGTCCATCACCCCGGAGGCCATCGCCAGGGACCTGGACGCCATCGTCGCCCGGGTGACGGATTGGGGCGACATCGGCGACGCCGACGGCAACCCCTTGCCCTACTCCCCCGCCGCCCTGCGCCAATTGCTCGATCTTGGTACCTGGATCGTCAAGGCGGTGCGCGACGCCCTCACCGCCCTCGATGACAACGGCCGTCAAAAAAACTGATGGCCTGGCTGCGCTGGCGCCATGACGCCAGCGCCGGCCAGGGCCTGTCCACCTGCCGCGTCTGCATGGACGGCCGCGGCGCGCATACCTGGTGTGGCGCTTGTGAAGCGGTCGAACTGTGGCCGGAGAACGTCGCCAGCGTGGACCTGTATCTAGCGGTCGAGACCCAATGGCAGCGCGCCGGGATGGATGGCACCCCGACTGGCCTGGACTATGCCGGGGTCGCGGCCGCCATGCAGTTGCGCGGCGATCCCCCGCGCCGCTTCGACGACATCCAGGTCCTGGAGCGGGAATTCCTGGCCATCATCAGCCAGCAACGGGCGAAAACCCCGAAGCCGCCGGTTCAGCCCCATCCCAACGTCACCCGGGAGATCCTCAGTCATGGCTAGCGGCCCCTTAACCGTCAAGCTCCAGATCAACGCCGACGGCTCCGCCGCCATCGTCGGGCTCAATAAGGTCAAGGGCGCGCTCGACGCCACCGGCCAGGAGGCCAAGGCGGCCGCCGGGGGCTTCAAGACCCTGTCTTCCTCCCTGCAAGGCCTGGCCCTGACCGCCGGCGCCGCGCTGTCGGTGGGGGCGCTGGCGGCATCTTTCACGGCGGCCAATCGTCAGGCGGGGCTATTACGCGCCAGCCTGGAAACGGTGACGGGGTCGGTTGACAAGGCCAGCACCGCCTGGACAGTGCTCCAGGGCTTCGCCGCTCAGACGCCCTATAGCCTGGAACAAGCGGTCCAGGGCTTCATTAAGCTCAAGTCCATGGGGCTTGACCCGTCCATTGCTGCGCTGACCAGCTACGGCAACACCGCGGGCGCCATGGGTAAGAGCCTCAACCAGATGGTCGAGGCCGTAGCGGACGCGGCCACCGGCGAGTTCGAACGCCTCAAGGAGTTCGGCGTCAAGGCCGAGGTGGAGGGCAACAGCGTCGCTCTGACCTTCCAAGGCGTTACCACCACCATTGCCAACAATGCCCAGGCCATTGAGCAATACCTGCTGGGCATCGGCAACGTGCAGTTTGCCGGCGGCATGGAGCGCCAGGCCAAGACCCTGGAGGGCTCAATCTCCAACCTGGGCGATGCCTGGGATCAATTCTGGGTCAAATTGGGCGATACCGGCTTGACGCAAGGCGTTATCACCGTACTTAACGACGTGAGTAGCGGCATTGCCAGCCTAGGCGAGGGCATGACCGGGGCCAATGGCGTGGCCAGCGCCTTCGGGAGCACCATGACCAGCCTGGGAGAGGGCATCGCCACCACCTACAACGAACTGAAAACCGGCGTCTGGTCCGACACCACCACCGCCATCGCGGCCACGGCGGGCGCCATCGGCGGGGCCATCGGCCTGATGACGGCTCTAAGTGCCGCCGCGGGCATCGCTACGGGCGTGTGGGGCGCCTTTGCCGCCATCCTCCTGGCCAATCCCATAACCCTGGCCATCGCGGGCATCGGCGCCCTGGTAGGCGTCCTCTACACGCTACGCGATGAAACGATCACCATCGGCCAGACAACGACGACGGTCGGGGCCACGGTGTCTGCCGTGTGGGAGACGACCGCCAGCTATTCCGAGGCGGTATGGGCTACCTTCTCGTCCTATGTATCAAGCGTGTTCAACAGCCTGCCGCCCGTGGTTTCGTCCGCCGGAAACGCTGTCCTGTCCGTCTGGTCGGCCACCATGTCGGGCTTGATGTCGCTCACATCGGGCGCCGTCAACTACATCATGAATCTGTTTCGTTGGATCGGTCGATCTGCTGGCGTCCTGGCTGGCGAAGTGGCCATGAGCATTGAATCGGGTTTCAGCTTTGATCGCCTCAAGGAAGGCTTGTCGGGCGCGGTGCAATACACCGACATGCTGGGAGAAGCCAACACGCGCGCGTCTGCCGGGATCGCCGCCGCTAGCCAGGAAATCGCAAAGAAGGCGGGGGCGATTGCCGCAGACAACTTAGAAACCGAACTGGGCTCGGTCATCACCGCCGCCCATGCCGATCAACAACACAAAGCGGCTATAGCGGCCAAGCTGCACGCCTTCGAGCAAAACAATCTGGCTGGCGCACATGGCAAAAGCACCGCCGCGGCCAAGGCAGGAGGTGCGGCAAATAAAGCGGCTGCCAAGGAAGCCAAGGAATACGAGAAAGACCTTGACGCCCTGATTAAGCAGTTCCTCCCCGCCCGCGATGACGCCGAAAAGCTGGCCGAGGCTACCGACCTGATTGCCGAGGCCCACGCCAAGGGCGACTTGGTGGGTAAGGACTACACCGAGATGGTCAAGAAGGTGGCGGAAGCCTACGACACCGCCACCAACGACGCCCAAAAGCTGATCGACAAGTACGACACCGAAGGCGCCAAGGCGCGCGAATTGGCCGAGGATCGCGCCAAGCTGGCGGCCGTGCTGGCGGATGGAAGCCTGAAGGTCGAAGGCGCCGCGAAGGCCATGGACAAGCTGACGGAGGCCGAAAAGAAGAACAACAACGAGGCCGACGCCTGGGCCGAAGTCTGGAAAAACGCCGTCAAGCGCATTGACGACACCTTCGCCAACCTGTGGCAAGACCTGTTTTCCGGCGCCAAGTCCACCCTCGACAGCCTCAAGCGCGCCATTACCTCGTGGCTGGCCGAAGTGGCCCACGCCCTGATTACCAAGCCGCTGGTGGTGGCCATCACCGCCGGCATGACCGGCGGGGCAGGCACGGCGGGGGCTACCGGCACCGTTGCCAATGCCGCCAGCGGGGCGGGCGGCTTCGGCAATCTGCTGTCGATGGGGTCGAGTTTGTGGAGTGGGGTGACCAGCCTGTTCAGCGCCGCGACCTACACCGGGTTGATGGATGGCTTTATGGCCGCGACCAGCATTATGAGTTCTTCCGGCATCTTGGGCGGAGCCTCATCGGTCGCGGCCTTGTCTTCTGGCGCCGCCAGTACCGGCTCCATGGCTTTCGCCATCGGCGCCGCCGCCCCCTACCTGATCGCAGCCCTGCCTATCGCCGCCATCGCTTACGGCATTTTTGCCAAATATCAAAAGGACCAGAAGCCCCGCTACGGCGCCTATGCCGCCACCACCCACGGCGGCACCGGGCAGTTTGAGGACAGCGTGGGGGTCGCCGGCGGCTTCGGCCTGACCTTCGGCATGAACGACAAGGGCTCCGCCAACATCGACGCCGAGGAGGCGCGCGCGGTCTTCGAGGGCTTCGCCAAAATGTCCGAGGCCCTGGAACAGTTTTACGGCGCCGACGTGGCGGCCGAGGTCGAAGCGACCCTCAAGCAAATCTCCAACGAGCATTACGCCAGGACCGGCATCCTCAATTATGCCATGGACGTGAATGAGGCCTTCGACGTGGCCTTTACCCAGATCATCGACGCCGCCGCCGCCACCGGCGACAGCGTGGCCGTGGTCATGAAGGCGGTGGTGGGCGACCTCTCCGGCACCGCCGAGAGCATGGCCAAGCAGATCGAGACGGCCATGCAGACCACCACCGCCGTCATCACCATGGCCAAGGCACTGGAAGGGACCGACGCCGGCAAGATCCTGGAACTGGGCGACGACCTGACCGCCAACGCCCTAAAATTGGTGGACTATGCCCGCCACGCGCAGGGGGCGGGCGAGACCATCGCCCAGGCCCTGGCCCGCATGTCCCTCAACCTCACCGGCCTCTCCACCGCCCTGGAGCTGTCCGGCCAGACCGTGGCCGCCACCGGCACCGCCTTCATCGACCTGGCCCGCGACCTGGCCGCAACGGCGGACGCGGCCGGGGTTGGCATGGCGGGGCTAATGCAATTGCAGGCCGTCTATTTTGACCAATTCTTTAGCGACACGGCCAAATTCACCCGCAATATCGAGGCGGCCATCAAGGCCATCACCGCCGGTTTCAAGAGCCTCAACCTCGCCGTTGATCTCTCGGTCATGAAAGACCGCCAGGCCTTCATTGACCTCGTTAATAGTATTGACCTGACTACCGAGGCCGGGAGAAAGTTCTATGTGGAATTGATGAAGCTCGCCCCGGCCTTTGACGCGGTATTTGACGGAGTGGAGGCCTTCATGGATTGGTTACGGCCACAGGATAAAGCGGCAAGAGCCTTTGATGAGCTCACCGACCTCTTTGATAAGTGGGGCATAACCATGCCCAAGACCCGTGAAGAATTCGATAAACTGGTTGCCAGTGGCATCCTGACGGCCGAGCAGATGGCCATCCTCGGCGGGCGGCTTGACGCCCTGAATCTGGTATTTTCCGAACTATCGCAACGTGCCTCACTGCTGGACTTTGCCGAGGTCCTCAGCCCCACCAACGGCGCCTCTCCGGATCGCATTAAGGCGGGCGAGGATGCGTTTCGCAAGGCCGGCTATAAAGGCGACCTGCGCGATCCGAAGGGTATGGCAGACTTTGTGCGCACCATCGCGGCTTTACCCGATGCGGGCGGCGAGGCCGTCAAGGAGCTGCTGAAATACGTCGACACCTTTGATCAGTTCTTTGACGCCATCGCCGCCGCCGCGGAGCAAAACGCCAGCCTGCAACAGCGCCTGGCTGCCGCCCGGGGGGATGACGCTCTGGTGCTCAGGTTGCAACGCGAGCAGGAATTAAAGGGGGCATTGGACGCCACCAATCGCGCCTTGCTGGAGGAAATCTACCGCCTTGAGGACGCCAAGGCGGCCATGAACGCGGCTTACGCCGCCCTGGAACGGGCGGTAGCCGCCGAGCGCCAGCAGGTCGAGGAGGCCTATCAGGCCCGGGTGGACGCCATCAACGCCGAGCGCGAGGCCATCGCCGCCGCGCATGAGGAACGGATTGCCGCCATCAACGCCGAGCGCGAGGCCCTGCAAACGCAGATCAGCGCTGCTCAAGAGGCCCTGTCGAAAATCGAGGGCATCCTGGGGAGCGTCCAATCGGCCCTGGACACTATCCGGGGGCAACTGGCGGTATCTGATATAGCCCTGGCTACGGCCCGCCGCCAACTTGCCAACTGGGCCAGCCAGGGCATCTTGCCCGATCAAGAGGCCTTCGACCGGGTGATGGGCACGCTCAACCGGGACGATAAAGGCAACTACGCCAGCGCCAACGCCTATCGCAGCAACCAGCAAGCGACCTATGCCAACCTTCTGGAACTGGAACGGCTCGGCCTGGCGCAGAAGACCGCCGCCGAGCGCCAGCTTGAGGCCCTGGAGGCGCAAACCGCGGCCCTGGACGCGCAACTTACCCAGGCCGACCGTATGCAGCAAGAGCAGATGGATGCGGTAGATGAACAACTCCAGCAGGCTGATGAATGGCGCGCCGCGGAGTTAAAGCGGCTGGATGATCTTCTGGAGGATGCCCGCGAAAAGATGGAGATCGCCCTGGGGACCTATGCCGCCGTGCTATCGATCGACGAGGCGCTGAAGGTCCTAAATCAAACTATGGTCGATTACCTGTCCCTGCGGGATCAGGACCAGGCCCCCACCCTGGGCGGGGCGGCCCAGGACCCGCTCCCAGCCACCACCCCGCAAGCCGCCGGCTTTGACAGTCTGCGCGCCGAGATCATTGAACTCCGGAGCGTGATTGCCACGGTGGGCACGGCCCAGATTACCCCCCTGAAGAGCATCGATGATCGCCTGCGTAAATTCGACACCGACGGCCTGCCGCCGGGTCGGGATGACGTGATCCTGCTGAGGGCCGCTTAAATGGAAGTCATCGTCCCCCTGGAATCGGCCCTGGCCTATACCGGGTCCAGCCCCACCTACGTCTATAATACCGTCTGGGCCACCGCCACCGCCTACGCCGTGGGCGACATGCGCCGCTACGAAGTGAGTACGGGGGTGTGGCGCGACTTCCGGTGCAAGATCGCCCACACCTCGAGCTCCAGCAACGCCCCCGGCAAAACGGTTTACACCTGGTGGTGGTCCACCACGTATTGGGAGGATCGCGGCCCCTCGGCCACCTCGGGCGGTTACACCTATACCACCAATGTGCGCAAGTCCGCCTATCCGGCCTGGGCCAGCGGCGCCGCCATCGTCCTCAATCAGGCGGTCTATGACGCGGCGGATAATCACGACTATATCGCCGTGATTGCCGTCAGCGCCGGCGACAATACCGTCCGCCCCTCCGATGCCGTCAACTCCACCACCGAGACCATCGCCGCCCGCTGGCTGGACCTGGGCGCCAGCAACGCCTGGGCCGCCACCGACTACCTGGGCAACACCTACCTGGAAGGCTATGACGACAGCGGCAACCTGGTCGATCCCACCCTGACGGTCACCATCACCTGCGCCAGCGATGTGGATCGCCTCTGTTTCGCCGGCCTGGTCAACGTCAAGACCGTGACAACGACGGTTACGGACGACGGGGTAGCCAGGACCGCTACCGTTACCAGCCTGATCCCCGCCGGCACCGCCTACGGCTCCACCTCTCGCACCGCCACTATTGCCATCGGTCCCGCCGTGGCCGCCGGCAGTGTCATGAGCGTGGCCATCGTGCTGGAACGCAACGTAGCGACGCAACCCGCCAAGCTGGGGCTATTTTGCGCCGGCACCGCTTATGTATTGGCCGATACCGAATGGGGCCTGGAGTCCTCCATCCTGTCCTTTTCCCGCAAGGAGCGTGACGAGACCTTTGGCACCGTGACGTTCATCAAACGCGGTACCTCGCGCCAACTGCGGGCCACCTGTTTCCTCGACCCCGCCGTCATCACCGGCGACGTGGTGCAAAACCTGCTGGCGCAATGGGATGGCCAGCCGGTGTTTTGGGACTTCAACGCCGCCGGGACCACCTATGACCGCCTGCGGGTCTTCGGTTTTTATACCAACCTGCGCGGCATTCTCCAGCTCGCCTCCTGGGAGTCCCTGGCCCTGGATATCGAGGGACTGGTCGAATGACGAGCCGTTACCTCCTGCCCGGCAACCTGCCCAACGAGGCCACCGCCGTGGACGGCGTCAACGACTGGAGCATCGTCCAGCCCAGCGGCACCAACAAGCTCTACAAGGTGCGACCCCTGGCCGGGGTCCCCGCCCTCCCCGCCAGCAAAATCGCCTCCGGAACCCTCGACGCGGCGCGCATCCCCAATCTACCGGCGACCATCCTCACCAGCGGCACCCTGGACCTGGCCCGCCTGCCGGCAGTCTGCGGCTTCGTGGGCACGGACGTGGAGACGGCATCCGGTAGCCTGTCCACCAGCTTCGCGGGCCAGTTGAGCATCACCACCACGGGCATCGCGTCCAGTACCGTCATCTTCATCCTGGCGCAGTTTACCGGCTATGCCTACCGGGCGAGCGGGGCTAGCCAGTACGGTATCGAGCTACAGCTACGCAAAGGCACCTCGACCATTCTGGTGGAGGATGTGTATGGCTGTTATGCCGCCGGCGGCTCCGGCGATGGCACCATCGGCGGCACCGCCTTCTTGCCGTACACCGAAACCATCACCAGCAATCAGACCTATTACCTCGATGCCAGGATGGCCAGCGGCAGCACCTCGGCAGCCAGGGTCTCAGCGCGCATGTATATCCTCAAGATCCGCTAGTGCGCTTCCTGTCGGTGTCCTGGATCGGGCTATTTGTCCAGCCGATGGCTGGGGGCGGCATCATGCCGCTCGTCGGTGCGGCAGGCGACCCCGGCTGATCCAAATCACCGGGGCTAGACGGCTCCCCCGTGGGGACGCCATCTTAACCCCGGTATGCAATTTGTAATGGATCTCCCAAGCCCTTGATTCTAAATCAAGGGTGATCCTTTCCACGATCCCCGCCAGCGCTTCCCGCGCGGCGAGGATACGGTCTTCCGCCAGATCCGTCTCCAGGGCATTGCGCAGACTGGCCAGCAGCCGGGCCACATCCGCCACCGTCCAGGCGCGGATCACCTCCGCCTGGCGGCTCTCGCTCGCCGCGTGCGCCAGTTCCATCGCCATGGCTGCGCGCTCCAGCTCCATCCCGGCAATGGCCCGCTGATAAGCGGGGGCCGCCGTGCCCGCCGCCGCGATCAGGTCCACCAGCCGAAGAATCTTGCCATCCAGGGTGCCCAGCTTGCGCTTCAGCCCCGCCAGGTCGCGCGGCTTGCTGGCGGGGGCTGCCGCCTGGCGCATCCGCTCCGCGATGGCCTTGGCCACGTCTGGCGCGGCGAGATCGGCAAACACCTGATCCAGGACCGCGCCCTCGATGATGCGCGCCGCAATCCGCCCGCCCTTGCCCAGCCGATAGGCAGACTGACCCTTGCTGGTCTCGCCCGAGAAAGGCTGGCCCTGGGGATCCTGAAGCAGGCCCGAGAGGAGATAGACACGATCCCCCGACCGGGTGCGCAGCCCGGCCCGCGCCTCCAGCCGGGTCAGGATCGCCTCGGCCTCGGCGTCAGTGATGAAGGCGGGGTGAGTGTCGCGGGTCAAGTGCCACTCGGCCCGCGGCTTGCGCTTGATTCCGCCGACGTAGCCCCCGGGGCGGTGTTCGTGGTGCATCCCCCAGGTGGTGTGGCCGGCATAGGTCAGAGCCTGCCACTCCATTTCGTTGAGTGATCCAACAATCCCGGATAACTGGCTGGCGAGGCCCCGGGGCTTGCCCGACGCCCGCGCCTTCAAGTAGCTGGCCACTGCTTCAGAATCAGGACCCGGAACCAGCTTGGAGCGCAGCACCGGTTGGCCGTCGCGCAAGGTCTCGGTTGGTTGATGCTCAAGCCGGTAGCCGCGCGGCGCCTGGCCACCCGCCCGCCAGCCTTGCTTGACGCTCTCGGCCATGCCAGCCAGGCCCTTGGCCTTGGAAGTCAGGGAGTGCCATTCGTCCATGGCCTGGAGGATGGAGCGCAGCAACATCCCGGTGATGGGATCGGTATCGGGCACCGACTTGTAGAGGATGCGCACCCCGGCCTTCTCGGCTTCGTGCTCGAAGATGAGGGCCAGATGGCGGCGGCGGGCAATGCGGCTGGTGTCGAGGGCCAGGATCACCGCCCAGGCGCGGGCGGGATCGCGCAGGGCCCGCAGCAGGGATTGAAAACCGGGCCGGTCGTCGTCCTTGCCTGACTCTACCGCGTCCGCGAATTCGGCGACGATGGCCAGACCCTGCTCGTGGGCGTAGTCCTGGAGCGCCCGACGCTGGGCGTCCAGGCTGAGATCATGCCGGTCCTTGCTGGATCGTAGGTAGGCGCAGGCGTGGGTCGGGCTGGCGAGCGGGCTGGTCGGCTTCATCGGCGGCGAGTGACAGGAGGAGACGAGCCAGGGAGTCTAGCCCGTCCCCGCTGGGGGCGCCATAGACACCACGGCAAACGAGCGGGCGACGCTGGGGTCGGGTGGAGTGCGGCTGACGTGGCCAGAGATCAAGGGTGGTGGTTGTGGAGCTCATGGGCATGGCCGTTATCAGCAGGATAAGAACAGGTCGCCCTGTTGTGGGGAGGCGGTTTTGGTGATAGACAGGGATGCCCGGCAGAGCCCGCACAGGTCTAGTGGGGGTCCGCCCAGGGCCATGGCTTGACGGTACACATGGGCCAGGTTGCCGTTCTTGTCCCAAGAATTGTTGCTGATCCCGCAATGTTCGCAGACCCATTGCGGATGGGGCGTTCCCCAGTCGGTAACGCGATTTTGCGCAAGCATCTGGGTTAAACCCGTTGCCCATAAACCCGCTCGGGCCGCCGCATCACCCCCAGCACCGCCCGCCGCTGTTGCGGGGTCATGCCCAGCCCCTCCGCCCGGCCATGCGCCGCCGCCAGCAACTTGACTCGCGCCACCAGGGCCCGGCGCAGTTCCCGCTCGGGCGGCACGGCGTGATTGAGGTTGTTGAAATACACCAGCTCGCGGCGCGTCAGACAGGCCAGATTGTCCAGCTCGCAATGACTGGGGTCGGTGTCGAGCATAATCACCACCTGCCCGGCGGCGAGGGGCCCATGGGCCGCCTCCCAGTTGAGGCGATGGACAGCGACCCAATCCCGGCGCGAAAAGCCGGGCGGGGCCTCCTCCCGAAATTTGAAATACCAGCAGCCGTCGGTCTCCTGCCGGTAGCTCCACACGGGCATCTGATGCCAGACGCGGTTGCCGGGCTTCCAGCGCGTCTCGGCGGAGCGCCCGCCCGCGCGATAGCCGGCCAGGCCCTTATTCCAGGGCACCAATCCCGGCTGAAAGCGGGTGTCCGCCGGGCCGGGGATCTGATGGCGGCCGATGGCATTGGCGATGCTGTGCGGCTGTAAATCAGTCCCGAAGTGGAGGTTAAAGGCGGCGGTCAGGGCCGGGATCTGCATGGCCGGCCGGTGCGCGCGCAGCCAGTCAAGCCGCTCTTTGCTCCAGGTAGGCCCAGGCCGCTCACCCGGGAGCAGGCCCTTGGGGCGCCCGCTGGGCAGGCGATAGTTCATGATGGCGGACTTGACGGACGATTCGGTAACGGCGATCCCAAACTGCGCTTCAAACAGCGCCGGGATGGCCGCGATGCGCTGCTGGCGATAGGTCGCCGCCAGCCAGGCCAGATATTCCGGGGTCCAGAATTTGCGCATCAATTGCCCCCATCCAGTCCCAGCAGGCGCGGGGGCGTCTGACCGGGGAGCATATCGC